CTTATAAACCATAAGAAAACTATCATCAGTATAGGATATTTCGATGATTATTTTGCTTATAGTTGTATGGATAATGTCATCCCCACTCAGATAGCATACGCTATCTCCTACGTTAAATTCAGTATCTATATTCATACCTTTTTAATTTTTATCTTCTTTCTTGATCTTAATCTTATCAATCATCCTTTGATATTTATCGGCCACATAATTACAGTGTATTGCCAAGTTCCGGTCTCGTTCTTTTTCGAGACGCTTTATTTCTTCAATCATCCAATCTTTCATATCACATCTTTTTGTCATTTTTCGCATGATTCAAACGCTTTTTCAAATACTTCCGCCCTAAGCATATTGTTTGCTATGGCCTGAAAAGCGTTTGCAATTTCTGGCAACTCATTCAAATTCACATGTATCTCTTTGGGGGTAAGTACCTCTGTAAGCTCCCTTGCAAAGTGCAGCATCTTATCCATGGTGAGATACCGAAGGGGATTGTAAGCCAGTGGGGCGTATTTGCTTATGGCGGTAAAGAAATCCCGGATGGTAATTTGGGATGTCTGGCATAACATGTCCACCGTAGAGCAAATGGAAAGGGCTTTGTTCAAATCTTCATGGCATCCGGCATTATGCAATGCCTGGCTGACGGTAAATCCATAGCGATCTATATGAGGCTTGATATCGTCCTCCATGCTCTGCGTAATGAGGGCCATGGCTTCCGCGTTTACACCTGCGATCCGGCATATTTGTCTGTTGTATGCGGCCATTTGGCGGTCCATGCTGTTGATCAGCATTTTGACCTTTTGGCGATAAAGTCCGCATCCCTTGATGTGATCGGAAAGCTGCATTTCGAAATTATACACTTGGTCGTTGACGAATAGGACGATATATGTCAGACTCGTAACAAGACCGCCGGTGTCCTTATCTATTTCATCCCAACTGTTGTATTGTTTCATAATTATATAGCCATTAAATCAAACAATGTAGGAGCTTCTACTTCCATCTCCGCTTCCCGCAGATAAGAAAGCCCGTCTTTCCAATAATCATAATTGAGTTCTGTTGAAAGTCCCCTACGACCTAACTTGATAGCACAATAAGGGACAGTACCGATACCTCCGAACGGGTCAAATACCAATTCTCCTTTGTTCGAGTACCGTTCAATCAGCCTTTCAACGATATCTAACTGAAGAGGACAAATATGATTTTGTCGTTTCTTTTGTGATTGCTTTGTGTTAAGCGTTCTCATACGGGCCACATCATCCCATATCCAATCCTTCTTGCTTACAGGGTCGACAGCCATAAATGTTTTTGGAAGTTTTCCGTATGCTTCTAACTCTTCCGCAAAAGACACATGTTCCTCATAGTTATAGATATGTTCACGTTCGTAGTTACGGAACAAATGCCGAATCTTATCTATTCCAGCACCTTTCATATCTTCGTATGACAACAATGAATTGCCGGAAGACTTCCAACTTGCATGGGCATCGATCTGCCAACGGGCCAGCGAGTATTCGCTCTTGTCCTTCGTGATAGGCTGGTCGGCATAAGCGCGGGAGGTATCGGTAGGCAACTTGCGAAAAAGCAATACATATTCAGGGCATCCGATTCCCATCTTGGAACCATCCTTGCACATCTCGGTATAGCCCAAACGGTAGGTCTGATTGTTTTCCCTCACCACGTCGGTATCGACCGTAATGCGTCCCATATATCGGAAGCCATGCTTCATGTAATGAAATACAGTCATTTCGCTGAACGGGTCAATAGTTGGCATACCGTCCCCCGTGGCGTTGCCGAACAAAACACGATCTTTCACATGGATGCAGGCCAACCGACCCGGTTTCAAAATGCGCATTAACTCTGGTGTAAGATAATCCATCTGTTCAAAGAACTTATCGTTATCTTCATTGTGCCCAAAGTCATTGTATGTAGGCGTGTATTCGTAATGATTTGAGAACGGGATACTGGTTACGATCAGATCTACAGAGTTACTTTCCATCTTCTGACATTCCAATACATTATCGTTATTGATTGCTTTCCACAACTTGCCGGATTTTTCTTCCCGACTGGCGAACATCCAGCGCATCATCTTTTCCTCGGCCTGCAAACCGAACAAACCGTTATGCCGGACAATTTCAGTCATATTTGCGACCATTTCCCGGTGTTGTGCCCATTTCTGCATGAAGCTCTTAAATATTTCACCCTCGCTTTCGGCATAGACCAGATAGAGATCAACGGGATGCTGCTGCATAAAGCGGTATATACGGGCTATCGCTTGGAACTTATCGTTGAAGCGGTAGTCAATGAACATGATTGCTTTATGACAATGATACTGGAAGTTCAGACCTTCACCAAGCATCTCCGGTTTAGCTGCAAGGTATTTCAGCCGGCCATCTTTGAAGTCGGATATTACCTTGTCGGCTTCTTCATCGTCTTGTGAACCATAGACAGCCTTACAACCTGGAATCGCTTTGCATAGTTCCAGCCGTTCAGCTTCCAAGTCATGCCATAAAAGGAAATGGTCGTCCTTGTTTTCCGGGCGATTGATTATCTCTACCACACGGGCAATCTTTTCCTGCATGTTATCTCGGCGTTCTTTTGCCGCGTCAGCAAGTCCGAGAGCAGCCTCACGAAATATTTTCACCTGTCCGTCACGATCAGCTCCAGCCGTAGAATTGTCCACATTCACAATCTCTTCATGTACGCGGAGTTCAGGCAACTCATAGCCAGTATCCGGATAACCGAGGTCGGAAGGCTTGGTTAGGAACAACGCCCATGTAGATACCCACAACCAAAACTCTTTTTCCTTATGCGGATAAAGTGTCAAGTTATTCGCCTTCGTGCTGTCTCGCTGAAAGAATCGAGTAAGAGCCTGTCCGGTGTCCATCACACCAAGATAACCAGCATAATGTATAAGTTCCTTGTATCTGTTTGGCGAAGGTGTAGCCGTAGCAACAAACCTGTAAGGGACACCCGAGAACAACGGTAGAAACTCCTGATAGGTCTTGGTGCCGAATCCGCGCAACACGCTGGCTTCATCCAATGATGTTGCAGTAAAATAGGACGGATCTATTCTCACTCCATCCTCACCATCACGCACACGTTCGTAGTTTGTTACCATGATGTCGGTAGGACATATCATCACATCTGCCATAGTTCGGACATAAGTTACTTTCATGTGCAAGTGTTGTTCCGCTTGTGTTAGGAACTCGACTACCACACGCTTAGGGCAAACGATCAATCCCTTGCCTCCTTTATGGTTCAAGATTACCCGTAGTATTTCCAGTTGGGTGACTGTCTTTTGCATACCGAAGCTGGAGAATATAGCACGGCATCCACCGGCAACCGCCCAACGAACAGTATCTTTTACATGAGGGTATAATGTCGGGGTAATTTCTTCCGAATTAATTTCAAATCCTGTTTGATGGCTGATAGCCATCTTATTTCTTAGAAATTCTATATATTCCATGATAATTTTAATTATTTCAATTTTGTATCCACCTCCTCAAACACCACACTCTCACTATCCGGTCTATATTTGGCAAAACAAGCCGTCATATACTTGCAACTATTCGCACCACCCTTGCTACGGAAAACGCATCCGCGACAAATTACCATTTTACCCTTTACGATAGCTCGGAAACGCTTTATTATCAGTGTCCGATCTGCGAAGTTTACAATGGTGCCAATAGGTGCTATTCTTAACTTTTCTACTGTTTTCATTTTCTTAGCTTGATTATTCTGATTCCATAATCTTTTTCAGAAACTCCAAATGATCCGGAAATGGTACGGAGTTCTTGTCTTGCTTCTCGTATCTTTTTTCTCGTTGTCTTTCCTGTTCTTCCCGGTCGTATTTCTCCAGTTGCCTTTTTCTGTATGCTTTGAACTCAATTAGAGCAGACATGATCACCATAGGATCCACAACACCGTAAAAGGTGCCATATTCGCCAGTTTTCAACTTGAAGAAAAAAAGCAACAATTCGGAAGCTTTCAGGTAATAGTATTCCACACGTATCATCACGGAAAGCTCCAAAACCTGTTGGAATGTAGGCTTCTCTTTTACACCGGCAAACTTGTACAAGTCCATCAGTTGAGCAATTATCCAAGTATTCACCTGTTCATCTGGATAGGTTTCTCCGAGCAAAGCCAATGAAGGCGCATTCCCCTTGAACGAACGTTCCACATTTTGAGCACATACAACCTGTAATGAAGGATTGAACTTTTTAGCGAAACTTTCACCGTCCCCGTATCTATTTACTACTAACCGTGTCCTTTCCGAAAGCTTTTGCGGCATATTCGAGGATTTCACGGTCTGTTTGTTCCTCTCGTGATTTTGCCCCGTTTGGAATTGCCGGATAGTTTCTGCTATTCTTGTTGTCATAATTACCTGATATTACTTTCTCAAAATTCGTTGGTTTGATAAGCCAATCGAAAGATGCTGTCCAGCCTTTTTTGTTCTGCCCTTTCAGGAAATCGCTTTGGTATGCCCTATGAATCATGTCGGCAAACGTTTTTTTGCCATAAGATTTTATACGTGCGTTAATCATCCCTTTACGGCTATCAGAAAGCGGAGTCCTGACCGTACCAAATACACCTTTTGTTTCTTCATTGAAGAATTTGACAAGTTCGGAGTAATCGATATGTTCGGCGTGGGGCTGCGAAGTCCCACATACAAGAGATTCGTCAGAATCTCCTATATTATTTTCTTTCTTATCTTTATTAACTTTGTTTCCTTGCTGTTTCCGAGGTGTTTCCTTAGTGTTTCCTTGCTGTTTCTTTTCCGTTTCCTCTTGTATGATTTGCGAATTGTATTTATCGTAATTACAGATAGTTATAACGGTTTGTCCTGTTTCCTTTGGTGTTTCCTTTATTATCATTTTGTCCTGTATCAGTAGATCCAAGAATGAATTTACCTTCTTTGTAGACCACTGCCAACGACCAGCTAAAAACCGCAATGAAGCAAGAATCTGGCCCCTCTTAACCTCTATAAACCTATTGCCGATAAGTTGTTTCGTGTCTTCAAATCGTGCGCTCTGAATCAAATCAAGCCATGCTTCAAACCTCGAATATATGCGCTCTTCGCACCACAATTGGTGCTCAAATAGTCGCCTGCTAATAGGTATGTAATATTCCATAATCAAATCGCATAATCACAGTTTCGTTTGCTGTCGGCAACGAAACTCCTGTTGAAAAAACTACATAGAACCACTTTGGGATTCCCCATTGATACCTTGACCGGCTTCCCTCTCTTACATTTTGAGCAGGTATCCGGACGAATGGCCTGTCGTTCGTTCTTCTTTACCATATCTTTAGAATCTTACGTTTGTCAATTGTCTTCCTCTTGAAAACACAGCCCACTTTCCGTTACCCGTGTCTTTCAAATGCAAATCGGAAACTTCACCGAAACGGTTGATGTTACCGCATAAATCCACAAACCATGCGGCTTCCTTATCTTTATGAGGACGGATGCAACGACCTACAATCTGGTAATACATCGCAAGCGACATGGTAGGTCTGGCCATAACAACTGTGTCAAGTTCTGGGTAATCAAAGCCGGTAGTAAGTACACCAACATTGGCTACTACAGGTATTTCCCCGACCTTGAACATTTCGAGTATTCTTTCACGTTCCTTCTTTGGAGTATCACCGGAAACAATGACACATCCGGGTATGGACATCGTCAATCGTTCCGCTTCTTTCAAAAACCGGGTAAATACCAAAATACCCTTCCTCTTGCCTCCTGCTTTCGGATTCATCAGCCTTTGGACGATATGAACGATGTAACTATAAAAGTCTATCCGTTCATATTCCTTTTGGACTGACTTATCGGTATAGTCGGCTCCGGTAGTGTTTATCTTCAAATTGAGTTCGTTCCATCCGGTAGGATTCATCGGATAGTAGTTCACCTTTGAGAGATAGCCCATATCAAGCAAGGTCGATACCTGTACATGATAAATGACCTCTGAAAACACACGGGGCTTTGTCCGGGTTATGAATTTTAGCATAGAGCCGAAGTCACAGCTGGAACTCAAACGATATGGCGTTGCCGTTAATCCAAGAACCTTGCACTTCACAGCATCGAAGAAATCCTTGTACATTCCCTCTATCGGATTCACAAGGTGACACTCGTCCACGATGATATTCTTGAAGTGGGCAAAAAGTTCCGGATGGCTTTTCACGCTACCGATGGTTGCGAATGTTATCCGGCTTATCTCTTTTGAATTGAAGGAGGCGGAATAAATGCTACAATCGAGAATCCCGTAAGAACAAAGTTTCTTGAAGTTCTGTTCAAGAATTTCCTTGCTCGGCTGGAATACCAATGTATGACCGTCAAGTCTTGCGGCTATATCCGCTATGATAAGGCTCTTTCCGCTTCCTGTAGGCAATACCATGATAGCATTTGTTTTCTTCGCCTTGTTATTGAAGAAAGAAACGGCAGCATCAGAGGCTTTCTGTTGGTAATCTCGTAATACATAACTCATAGCCCTTTCTCCTTTCGTAACTTCTTATTAAGTGCTTTGTAATACTTGATTAATTGTTCGTACTCAAAATCAGTCATTTTAGTAGTACCAGCAGCTTTCACTTTTAGTAAAGCAAATTTCTGTTGTCCGATTTTATCAATCAGATTCACCCGATACTCTTCTAAATGGTCGGCTTTGAATCTATTGCAGTGTCGGCATTCGGCATGACAATTGTTTTCATCAAAACGGGTCGCCAAATGTGTACGACTGAAATAGTGGCCACAATCAGCTTGTTCAAAGGGCTTTATTTGCCCGCACGAGATACATCTAAAATACCCGTTTGGCATTGCATCACGAAGCCGGATAAAAAGGGAAAACTCTTTGTCGAGCTTAGCTTTCAAATCCGGCTTCTTTTTCACTGTTACCCCCGCTTTATCAAACAGAGGTAAAGGCTTGTCTTTCTTCTTAGCCTTTGTTCGTTTTATGTAGTACGGCATATTATTCTTTTAGTTCAACTCCCAAGCATAATACTTTGTCAGACACACCTACATCATCAAATTCAAGTTCTGAATAACTTGTTTCGTATGGATAAGGATATATCTTACCGTACTTTTTATGCAACTTAATTATGTCTTCATCCGTCAATTTGCGTCTGATACGCATCTCGATTTCGTAGTCATCGGAAAGATTCTCAATAACCTTTCTAAGCTGACCTACTGTCTTAATTTTGTCTATTCTCATAATCTTTCCCAATTAAAAGCCCCGAAGCGTATTCTCCGGGGCACAACCATTATTTACTAACCCTTGCCATTTATGTGTGGCTCACATTTATGTGGAGATGGGGCGATTCGAACACCCAATTAAGGACTTATCCTTTTGCGCTACTTCTAAGGTTAATTACTCCTTATATCTCACGTACCGTACTTTCTACCATGTGCACCTCTCGAAAGTCAAAAGCACTCCACTGCGCACCCCCATTTTCGCCCGCCCCATCTTCACAGACCGGACAGGCAGGTTAACAAAGTTATTCCATATAAGCCATTGAAAACTCTTTCGGAATAAACCGTCCGACCGGGATAGGTTTAGCAGATTCAATGGCTGTATGGATTTCCCTCTTTCTGAACTCATGTCCCTTTTCTTTGGCTTGTTTCTCACATTCTTCCTCTTTGTTTTTGAGGTAGTGAGTAATAAGCATCATCGCCCTATCAACGTTAAAAGTGTTCACGACAAAAGTTTGAACTCTTTCATCTTCATTTTCTCCATTCATGAAGGTAATTTTCGTCTCAATTTGGTAGAACTTCCTTTCGTCAGGCTTGGATTCTTCATCTTCCTGATTCTCTTCATCCATCTTATCAAGATATTCTTCTGTAGTAATCTCTTCTTTGAGGTAGGCTATCGAAGCGTCGTCCACCTTGCGTTCTTTCAAAGTATCGGTGAGAATTACACAGGAATCGAACTCTTTTACCATAGTCAGAGTGAATCCGAACAAATAGTTTAGTTCGATATAGTCTTTCAAGATAAGGCAAGCATTCTCCAACCCTGTTGCGTAAAGCAGGAACTTGCTTTTCTTACCTCCTATTTCCGCTTGGGCAATATGCGGATATAACACATTATTTTCATTCTCGAACGCCAAACGGTTCTGATTGCTGACTTCCACTTCCCTGATACCGTCAGCTTCCATGCTGAAACGAATTTTCGCCAAAATGTCTTGGTCTATCAGCGTACCACGGTCGAAAAGAATTTCATTCCGTTCAATCGTTACTGTTTCACCGGTATCTTCATCAATGAAAGATTCCTCCCATGTTTTGAGGACACGTTTTGCAAGGTACATGTTGAGCATCTTCTTTGGGTCAGATGTCACATACCGGATTTCTGTTTTTCTTGTTTCTATCATAACTAAATAAATTCTTGATTTATTTGTATTTCCTGCTGGGCGTATATCAGCATTTGATGTTCATTTGCAGCCGGCAGATAGATACCTGCCACTGATGCACTCCAATTACGGAAACGGTCAATACTCAGGGTCATTTCACCTGTTGTCAGTTCGGCAGAACTGCGTAAATAGGTTACTTCATTGCCTTTCTTGTTGACCGTCTTACGTTCAAACAAATCACGGTTGCAAGTCCTCTTATAAAAATCAATTTTTGCTTCATCGAGGCTGCAACCGTATTCACTACCGAAATACCCTAAAAGAAGATGCAAGTAGCTGTTTTGGGCAAGCGTGCGGTTAGGAAGCTTCTTTTTTACTTCCACAACGGCCCGCTCCTTGAACAGTTTATTTACATACTCCTTAAACTTGGGTATTTGGTATTCATTTTTCAAGTCGTATATCATCCATTTCCAAAGATTTTAGTATCGGTTATAAGTGCTCTGTTTTCTTCCAAGAACCGGATAAACTCCTCACAATGATTAGTAAGAATAGGAATATCACGTTCAGGATTGAAAACGTATGTTTCTGTATAGGTATCTACCACATAGCCGCCTTTGTTGAACTCTACAATGTTATACTCAAATGTCCGTACATCAGAACCGTTCTTCATTAAAGCGTATGGATATACTAAATGCTGGTGGTGATCTTTGAACTTTCCCATGGTATAACTACCGGTTGTTTTGATGTCGTGAACACTGGTAGGCATCAGTTCGTCAATCAGACCGTAAACCAATACATTGCCGTATGCAGTCGGAAGGATTGCCTCTACACGTTGCTGCGTCAACGCCCCTTTGTAGTAATTTGCGAACTCACGACAAAGGGATATAGGAAAGACAAATGAACGATTGTTATAAACGGCTTTCAAGGCTATAACCTTTTGCTCGCCATTCCCTATATCAGAATATATCTTTTCTACCTGCACCGTTTCAGATTTCCGGTTCTCAATCATACAGTCAATGACCTCATTAAAAGCCGTACCCTTGTCGGCAGCTTCGCTGTCAAACGGTTTACGGTTAATACGGTCTATCAGTTCTTGAAACTGCTTCTGCCGAAACTCTTCTTCCGTACATGGTGGATTCTCACTCCACCCATAATAACGCTCATATATGACATCGCTATTAAGGTAATTGAAGTAAGAATCCAATAATGTTGCATATATCTTATACTTAGGCTGCATCTGAATAAGTTTTAGTCTCTTTGTTAAAAATCAGTCCTAATTCTTTCGCCTTAGCTGCCAACATCATTGAGGCTTTCATCTTTGAACTTCCCACATGGTTGAAATCATCAATATGGGCGATAAAGTCATTCGCTGAAGCTGCGTCGGCAACTAATTCTAAACAACCTGTTATATCAGATAGCACTTTGTTATATGCTTCTTGTTCAGCCTTTTTTGATTGCAACATAGTAAGATATGGAGCAATAATCCGAGTAGAGATAAAATCATTCTTGGTCGTCGGATTGCCGTTTTTGTCAAGGATGGTAGGTACTTCCATCACTGAAGGCAAGTTACAAGTATTCTTTCCGTCATTCCTTGATGTCGGATCGAAAGTAATAGTACGTCTCTGCACTCCTCTCTCACTCTTCATTTCCAAGTAACCTAACAAATCAAGTTCGGTGACGATGGAGTTGTAGGACTTCTCACGTAAGGCAGGAATAAACACCGTATCATCACCCTCTTTTCTTGTGTCACGATGGGCAACAAAAATGATATGTTTCTTCAGACTTGATAGCGTTCTTGTCATCCAAGAAAATTCAGCATTGATACCGCCCCAATCTCGAATAGATGGCTGCCTGGTTCCACATTTATAAGTGATGATAAAATCCATCATCTTACCAATGGTATCAACCACAATAGTCTGATAAACAGACAAATCTTCTTGCAAAACCAGCTGAACATCATTCCAAGAAGTGACCTGTACAGTGTCAATATTCTCCAAATGAGCCATATTCATACGCTTAACACCGTTGTCAAAATCCAACAACAGAGGCTTTGGTGCACTCAAAGCTACTGTGCTCTTACCCATACCTGCTTGACCGTAAATCATCATCTTTACGTTTGTTGGAATATTCAATTCCGTTGATTTTCTGATTAAACTCATGATTGTTATATTTTTAGTTAGTAATTATATTAGAGACTTCAATAAAGGATCTATA